GATGCAATGAATTATATTGAACTTTACAAACAAGCCATACCTGATAAACAATTCCGTAAAAACCCTGAAACATTTTTAAATAATAAATCTTGGAACGATGAAATCATTACACGAAATAATACCAGCATCGATAAACTTTCCTATGCAGAAAGAGAATGGAATCGCCTTAAAAACCTTTGATAAGGATGAGATTAAAGTTTATGAAGCATTAGAATCAATGTCTATTGGTAAATGCTCACGAATAGAAGTAAAAGAACATCTAAAAACTTGCCTTGCATTAAGTGGAACACAAATACCAACACAGGAGATATTTGAGTTTTGTGTGTCATTTGTGATTGAAACTTACGGACAATACAAACTAAAAGAATTAGGGGTTGCGTTCAAAATGTATGCGGAGGATAAGTTTCAAATTGGAACACACATAAATTTTAACCCTAAATTAATTGGCGAAGTAATGTCAGCTTACAAAAGGATTGCCGTTGAGGTTAGAAAAAAGATTGAACCTAAAGAAACGCAAAATGTATCACAGGTTGTAATTGATGAAGAACAAGCTATTAAGGAGGAAATAGAATGGTGGGGTAAATCAAAAAAGGATTGGCAAATGATTAACCATACAATATTTGACTATTTATGGAAACGAAAATTAATAAGACTAACCAAAGAAGAAGCCGATAGTATAAAAGAAAAGGTTAGAATATCTATATTAGGCAAAGCAACAAAACCCAGCGAAGTGATAATATCAGATGAGCAAATGAAAACACTTGCTAAAAAATATTCATTAATGATTTATTTTAATAACCTATGAAAGAAATAATAATGATATTAATAGAATTTACAAGGCTTTTAATCGGTGCAATACTTGGCTTATTTATATTGGGAACGATAGGTTTAATGGCAGTAGTTTTATTACTTATAAAAAAATTCAAATGAAATACATTTTAACCATAATTCTTTGGGAACTAATTAAATCTATTTACTATAAAATAATAAACAAATGAAACATTCATCCAGCTTTACACACGACCTTAATTTTGGCGAAAAAGCCGAAGATTGGTTAAACGAAATGTTTTCTAATGGAAAACTTATTGAAGTTAAAAACGACCGCCTAGTTCATAAAACAGGCAATATATTCATAGAATACGAATCAAGAGGCAAACCTAGTGGATTGTCAATAACAACCGCAAACTATTGGATTTACCGAATGAATGAATTAGATATTGCTTTTATTATTCCAACCGACAAACTAAAAAAGATTTGCAGAGAATACATAAAAGAAAAGAAATATATAAGAAACGGAGGCGACAATAACACATCATTAGGACTTTTAATTCCATTTACCACATTACTAAACGACATTGCAGCATATGAAAGGACACGAGAACGCACAACCAGTGAAAATGATATACCTAGACACGAAAGAGGAAACAATATTTAAATCAGTAGCTTACGCAAGAAGAATAACAGGAATAATTGAATACCAAATCAAACAAGCATTAAACCCATTAAATAAAAAGCGATTCACTTACCAAGACCGACAAATTACGTTTCGTATTGTAAAATGATATAGTTTTGCAATATGGCATTAATACCATTACCAAAACTGCTAGAGAAAACACAAAAGGTCGTAAACGCATACATTCGCAAAAGGGATGAAGGTTTGCCTTGTATCTCCTGTGGAAGTAACAACGGAAATCAAGCAGGGCATTATTTTGCAGTAAAAGGTCATTCCGCATTGAGATTTAACGAATGGAATATACACCTTCAGTGTGCTGGATGTAACTGCTATAAACACGGCAACCAAGCAATGTATCGCATAGGATTAGTAGAAAAGATTGGCGAAAAAGCGGTTAAAGGATTGGAAACAATTGCCACACGTGTAAAAGTTTACAAATGGCAAAGGTCTGAATTAGAAGAACTTATTGAAAAATATAAAATATGAAAGATATATTAGAATTTGATGGTTTATATAAAATAACCCAATATGGTGATATATATAAATTAAGTAATAATGGACTTAAAAAAATGAAAAACCAAATAGATAAAGATGGTTATTCGGTTTTAACTTTTTATTTTGGTAAAAAGTATTTTGGCAGAAAAGTACATAGATTAGTTGCTCAATATTATATACCAAATCCTTTAAATAAAAGATGTGTAAATCATATTGATGGGAATAAAAGCAATAATCATATATCTAATTTAGAATGGGTTACACATAGTGAAAACATGATTCATGCAACAAAAATGGGTTTAGCTAAAAATAAAGGTGAATTAAACCCTAATGCTAAAATAAAAGATTATCAAAAAGAAGAAATATTAGTTTTAAGAAAAGAAGGCAAAAAGTTAAAAGAAATAGCAGAAATGTATAATTTATCATTTCAGCACATTTCATCATTATGCTTAAAAAATTAATAATGGCTAAACTAAATCCATCAGGCAAAGTTTCTTTTGGTAGCAGAAAAAAAGGCAAAGCAAAGAAATCCTACAATAAACACAGTCCTAAACCAAAACCCTACATTGGACAAGGAAGATAAATTATGAAAGATACCTACGCAAAAAGAGAATATCAATGCAAATGTGGAACTTTAAACGAAAGGTACATTTGGCTAAGTCAATTAAAGACATATACTTTGAAATGTAATAAATGCAGTAAAGAATTAGACATTAACAACTTAAAAGTAAAAGTACAATTGCATTCAATTAGAACCGACACAAAAAACCGATAATGCTAGTAAGTCAAATCAAACCAAACCCAAACAATCCTAGAATTTGCCGTGATGCTAAATTCAAGTTATTAGTTAAGTCTATTCAAGAATTTCCTGAAATGCTTAACCTTCGCCCAATAGTCATTGATGAAACAAATATGATTTTAGGAGGTAACCAAAGATTCCGTGCCTGTATTGAAGCTGGTCTTACCGAAGTTCCTGTCATTCACGCAAATAACTTAACCGAGCAACAAAAGAAACAATTTATTGTTCGTGATAATGTTAGCACAGGAGAATGGGATTTTGACCAACTTGCAAATGAATGGGAAATTCAAGATTTAGATAATTGGGGATTGGATATTCCAGCATTTGGAAATATTGAAGAACCAAAGGACAATACTAAAGGGGGTAAGACTTGCCCTAATTGTGGTGTATCTTTGTAAGAATAGTGAAAAAATAGTGAGATTATGGCTAATGAACAAAATTTAACCCCATTTAAGAAAGGAGAGGTTGCAAACCCAAAAGGCAGACCTAAAGGAGTTCCAAATTCTAGAACTAGATTGCTTCGTTTACTTGAACTTGTTACCAAAGTACGTAACCCTGTAACAGGCGAAGAAGAAGAATTTACAATAGCAGAGCAATTGGATATGAAGATTATTGCAAAGGCAATGAAATCCGATTTACGTGCTTATCAGGAAATCCTTGATAGATTAGAAGGCAGAGCAAAACAAACTAACGAAATAGAACTATCAGGTGGTTTGACAGTTAATTGGGATGAAAAGAAAACTTACGTTGAAAATAAAGGAAGCCTATAATGGAACTATCCATTAAACAAACTATTGCCCTTGATTTATTAGAGGACAAAACAACAAAAGAAATACTATTTGGAGGCGGAGCAGGTGGTGGCAAGACCGCACTCGGTTGCTATTGGCAACTAAAACAAAGACTAAAATACCCCAACACAAGAGGTTTAATTGGTCGTGCCGTATTGAAAACCCTCAAAGAAACTACCCTTGTTTCGTTCTTCCAAATAGCTAAAATGCAAGGACTTCAAAGCGGTTTACATTACAAGTACAACGCACAAATGAGCCAAATAGACTTTACTAACGGCTCAACAATACTACTAAAAGACCTTTATTCTTATCCATCCGACCCAAACTTTGATGAATTGGGTTCATTAGAAATTACCGATGCGTTTATAGATGAAGCAAACCAAGTAGATGACAAAGCTAGAAACATTATAAAATCAAGGATAAGATTTCAGTTGGACCAAAACGAATTAGTACCTAAAATACTTTACACTTGTAACCCTGCAAAGAATTGGACATACTCGGAGTTCTATAAACCCCAGCAAGATGGTTCAATAGGAAACAATAAAAAATTTATTGCTTCGTTAATAGATGACAATCCTTTTATCTCAAAGCATTATAAAGAAAACCTTTTAACCCTTGATACAGTTTCAAAGGAACGTTTGCTTATGGGTAATTGGGAATACTCAAACGACCCATCACAACTTATTGACTATGATAACATTCTTAACTCGTTCACTAATTCTTTTGTATCTAACGGCAATCCTTTTATTACTTGCGATGTGGCACGTTTTGGAAGTGATACTACTGTTATCGGTGTATGGAGTGGCTTCCGTGTTAAATTCCATCAGTATTCAGGCAAATCGGTTGTGGAAGTGGCTGACCTTATAAAAAGTTTACAATTAGAAAACAAAGTACCCCTTTCAAATATTGTAGTCGATGAAGATGGTGTTGGAGGCGGTGTCGTTGATATTCTACGTTGCAAAGGGTTTGTCAATAATAGCACGGCTTTAAAGAATCCTGTAACACACAATAAGGAAAACTTTGACAACCTTAAATCTCAATGCTATTTTAAATTAGCCGAGTTAATGAACAAGAATGAAATCTACATTCAAGCAGATGGCAGACAAAAGCAACAAATCATTGAGGAACTAGAACAAGTAAAACAAAAGACGGT